GACCATAGGTTAATACACGCCGCGCATGTCTGCAAATATTTTTTCTGAAAAAGTACTTGCAAGGCGGTTTGCGTTGACCTATGATTACCCCATGCCCAAAAACACAGGAGCAGGGGGAATGAACGAACGCGGCTACACCTACAAGCGATACCCCGACAGCAAGGGCCGACAGGTCCATGTTGTCACGACAGGCTTCGGGCGATTTGAGGGCGAGTCCTATCACGACGCCATGAGCCGAGCACTGGAAGCACAGCGGGCGCTTGACCTTGCGGCAGAGCGAGCAGACAGGCTGCGCCAGATCGCCCGCGAGGAACAGGCTGCGGCGCTGGCGTTTACGGAAGCGAGGGGGCGGTGATGGATGACAGTGGGCTTATGCGCGTCGTGAACGCCACTAAGGGCTGTCGTCTGCGCGATGCGCGACTGGGATGGGATGCAGCGTGGGACGAGGCTGGCGCTCGCATAGCCCGGCTGGAGCGGGAGAACAAGCAAATGCGAATGGCCTTAAGCGACATTAACGCACTGCCAAGCAACCGGTGCAACAACGCCGAGATAGCACATTTTACGGATAGCAGGAGGGCGTGAGGATGGGCGACATAGCCGACATGATGCTGGAAGGGGTGCTGTGCCAAGTGTGCGGCGGGCTGATGGACGACTTTCAACTGCCAGACGACTGGCCTGCTGACAAAGAGCCGCGAGAGCAAGAGGCACCGGGATACCCGAGAACGTGCAGCGACTGCGCGAGGGAGGCAGTGTAATGGACACACACCTAATGAGCGTAGAGCGAGCCGCAGAGCGGGCGCGGGATGAGGCGGAGCGGGATGAGGAAGTGCGCGTTATCTCGCCCGCTGAAGCTGCGGCACTGCTGGACGAGTGGCTGGAAAAGCAAAGGCCAGAGCTTGAATACCTGCGGACGGTGGACGCGCTGGACTGGTACCAGGACCACACCGAAGCCCTGCACCTGCCGCATGACGACCACGACAGCAACCAAGTCATTGCCTCTCGCCTACGTGCCGATCTGTACGCAGCGGCCAAGGCCAGCGACGAGGAAGCGTGGGATACGGAAGCACGGATAGCGGTGCAGATCGTCCGGGGGCTGCGGAGCAACCTGCGGATATGGGTGGAAGAAACCGACGAGATAGGAATGGCGATATGAGCAGGACAGTATTCAAAGCCCTGTCGAAGGTGCAGGCAGACCTAGCCAAGAAGGGTATCAGCAAGGGGGACTACAACGATTACGACAAGTACAAGTTCCGGGGCATTGACGCGGTGCTGAACACCCTGGCTCCGATCTTGGCAGAACATGGCGTAATGCTTCTCCCGTCAGTCGTGGAGTCTGAAATCAGGACGATCCAAACGGCCAAGGGTACGGCCATGAACCACTGCAAGGTGAAGATGGAGTTCACTTTCTACGATGAGGAGGGCGATTCCGTGACTAAGGCTTTCCACGGCGAGGCGATGGATCGTGGCGACAAGTCCATCAACAAGGCCTGCACGGCAGCCTACAAGTATTTTCTTTTTGAGGCTTTCACCATTCCCGTAGAAGGGACGCCGGATGCTGACAGCGAAAGCCATGAAGTAGGCGACTCGGTAGACCCCGGCCAAGCTCTGCATGACGCCGCCCTCGCCCGCAACCTCGACAGCGTGAACGCGATCAAGGCCGCTATTGCCGAGGGTGAGATCGGTTATGCGTATGAGTGCTGGCAGGAAGTCACCGACGAGGACAAGAAGGCACTGTGGCGGGCACCAAGTAAGGGCGGCTGCTTCACCACGGCAGAGCGAGCCGTCTTTAAGTCTAACCAATGGAACGAGGCCCGGAAGGCATACCACGGAGAGGAGGCAGCAGCATGAGTGACAAGAAGGTAACGCCATTATTTGAGGAGTGCCCGTGGGATCAGTTGGGGGTTCTTCTCTACGAAAACCCAGGTGAGGTAGGGCGCTTCCTGCCAAGCGATGAGTTTGGTCGATGGCACCCGACTATGCAGCTAGACGTTCTTCAGGACTGGATAGCCGAGTTGCAGGAAGAATATCAACGGATTTACGACGAGCAAGACGGAGGCGCAGCGTGAGCCAGTACGACGACACGAACAAGGGTGCGATCTGGGGGAACGACCGCAAAGAGACCGACCGGCACCCTGACTTCAAGGGACATGCAAACATCGAAGGCACGGAATACTGGGTGGCTGCCTGGAAGCGCGGGAATAACGACAACCCGAAGTCCCCGGCGCTGCGGTTTGCGTTCACGCCGAAAGATCAGGCCAAGCCTACAACGGTGCCGGAAGATCAGGCCCCGCCCCATGAAGAAGATACGATTCCCTTCTGAGGTAGCCATGAAAGACGACACACACAATCGACTGAAAGTTAAGCGCGGCTCACAGCTACCTCACGCGAAGCTGACCGAGGATGACGTTGTATTGATCCGCCAGCTAGTTGAAGAACGTGACCGGCTGCGGGCAGAGGCGAGCCAGCTTACCAACGCGAAGCTAGCAGAGAAGTGGGGCGTTCACGTCAGGACGATAGACAAGATCACGGCAGGCGAGCATTGGGGGCATGTGGCATGACTAGCTATCAGCAGTACCTTGAGTCAAAAGCCCAAGCCGGGGCAGACAAGGGGTTTGATCCTGTGTTTATGCCCAGCTACCTCTACCCGCACCAAACCTCGCTCGCGGAGTGGGCGGTGCAGAAAGGGCGCAGCGCTATACTGGCTGACTGTGGCATGGGGAAAACTCCTATTTCCCTAGTGTGGGCAGAGAACGTGGTGCGGCACAGCAATGGGCGCGTATTGCTTTTGACCCCGCTGGCAGTCGCTGCCCAGTTTGCCGAGGAGGGCGAAAAGTTTGGTGTTGAGGTTTCGCGCTCTTTTGAGGGAGAACTGCCTGATCGCGGTGTTGTGATCGCAAACTACGACCGGCTTAAACACTTTTCCCCTGGCGACTTCGCCGGCGTGGTGTGCGATGAGTCCAGCATCCTCAAAAACTTCCAAGGATCCAGAAAGACAGAGATCACCGCGTTTCTCCGAAAGGTGGAGTACCGGCTGCTAGCCACTGCCACCGCTGCGCCGAATGACTATCACGAGCTTGGTACTAGCTCCGAGGCGCTCGGGTATCTCGGCTACATGGATATGCTAAACCGGTTTTTTCGCAACACCCTCAACAACTCTGCCCAGGGCAGGATGCGCGGAGAGGTTATCAAGTGGCGGCTGAAAGGACATGCGGAGATACCTTTCTGGCGCTGGGTTTGCTCCTGGGCGCGGGCCGCGAGAAAACCATCTGATCTTGGTTTTGATGACGGCGACTTTGAGTTGCCTCCGCTGACCGAGCGGGTGCATGTGGTGGATGTAGAAACTACGGCTGACGGAATGCTATTCAATCTGCCAGCTGCCGGGCTTCAGGAACAGCGCGATGAGCGCAAGCGGTCTATACCGGAGCGTTGTGCAAAGGCCGCAGAGATGGCGACCGGAACCGATGCGCCGGTCCTAATCTGGTGTCACCTAAATGAGGAGGGCGACTTGCTTGAGCAGTCCATCCCCGGCGCTATACAAGTGGCCGGTAAAGACAGCGATGAGGCGAAAGAGCGCAAGCTAATGGCCTTCCAGCACGGCGAGGCGCGAGTGCTGATTACAAAGCCGAAGATAGGTGCCTGGGGGTTGAACTTCCAGCACTGCAACCGCGTCATCATGTTCCCCTCCCACTCCTATGAACAGTATTACCAAGCCATCCGGCGGTGCTGGCGATTCGGTCAGGAGCGCGAGGTATTCGTGGATATTGTTACCACGGAAGGCGAGCAGGACGTTCTCAAGAATCTACAGCGCAAGGCCGCGCAAGCCGACGAGATGTTTTCCAATCTTGTCGATCAGATGCAGAAAGGTATGGGCGTAACCCTCGCCAAGAAATTCACCGACGAACAAAAGGTCCCGTCATGGCTGTAAAAGACCAAGTAGTTAATGATCACTACGCCATCTACAACGGCGACTGCGTGGAGGTCATGCAAGAGATTCCAGACAGCAAGATACACCTATCCGTGTATTCCCCGCCTTTCGGTGGCTTGTACCACTATTCAAGCGATGACCGCGACCTGTCGAACTGCGACAGCTACGAAACATTTTTTGAGCATTACGAGTTCGTGGTGCGCGAGATTCACCGAGTAACTATGCCTGGAAGGATCACAGCCGTTCATTGCATGGATGTTCCGCGCTCCAACTCAGGGAAGGGCGACAGTTACATAGACTTCCCTGGCGATATCATCCGGCTACATGAGCGCGTCGGATTTGAGTTCCGTGGCCGGAGGGCTATATGGAAAGAGCCGCTCGCCGTCAGGCTTCGGACCATGCAGAAAAACCTCGCTCACGCGACCGTCGTGCAAGATGCCGCTGCGTCTGGCGTTGCCGCTGCGGATTATGTGTTGATGTTCGCAAAGCGCGGGGCCAACCCGGTGCCGGTAGAGAACCCCACCGGATTGCATGAGTACGCCGGTGAGCGAGAGATACCTGCCGACTTATGGTCTTATCGCGGCTGGCAGGGAAAGCAGACCGAGAATCGTTTTTCTCACTGGATATGGCGGCAGTATGCGTCAAGCGTTTGGGACGATATTCGTATGGACCGTGTTTTGCCGTTCCAAGAATCCCGAGAAGAAGACGACGAGAAGCACGTTCACCCTTTGCAACTTGATGTAATTGACCGAATCGTGACGCTCTACAGCAATCACGGCGAAAGCGTCCTAACTCCGTTCATGGGCGTCGGCAGCGAAGTGTACAGCCCGGTCATGTTGGGCCGACGCGGCATCGGCGCGGAACTGAAAACCAGCTACTACCGGCAGGCCGTCAAGAACTGCGAGAACGCCGCGCTAGGGTACAAGGACAACGCCGAAAACTTAGAGCTTGCACTGTGACCATCGCCCCCCACATCCGCCCCGCCTGGATCGTCCCCAAAGAGGAGCCAGAGCCTATCCCCTAC